GTCGCCGCGGTCGATGTCGGGATCTCCAATGACTCGACCGCGGTGGTCATCGCCGGTGAGGGACCCGACGGGCGGGAGCTGCACGAGTGCCATGTGTGGGCGAGCCGGCGTGATGCGACCGCCCACCAGCATGTGGCGGGGCGGGTGCGGCTCGCGGAGATCGAGGACCACCTGCGGGACCTCGCGGGACGGTACGAGCTGCTGGGTGTCGCCTACGACAAGATGTTTTTCGAGGCGCCGGCGCAGACGTTGAGCGATGAGGGCTTGACGATGGTGGAGATCGTCCAGGGCTCGAAGGCGATGCGTGAAGCCGAGCAGGGCTGGTATCAGGCGGTCACCGCGGACCGGTCGCTGGCACACAACGGTGACCCGGTGTTCGCGGCGCATGTCGCGGCGACCGTCGCAACGAAAACCGACCGCGGCTGGAAGCTCCGGAAGATGCGCTCGGAGGAGGGCGGTGTCGCTGCGAAGATCGACGCGACTGTCGCGTCGATCATGGCGATGGCTGTGTGGCGGGTCCTGTCGCGCCCGTCGAAGCGTTCGTGGAGGCCGGCCTGATGGCTGTCCTCGACCCGATCCGCCGCCTGCGGGCGATGTTCTTCTCCGGTGGGCGCACCGCGCCGTGGCAGGCGATCATGATGCCGCGCAGCCAGGTCGACTTCCGGCGGGAGGTCGGCGACGGCATGGGCTCGGCGACGGTGATGGCGCCGCTGCTGTGGATCATGCGGTCGTTCCCGGAGGCGCCGCCGATCGTTCACCGCGTCCTCGACGACGGCCAGCTGCAGCACGCGGTCGGCCATCCGCTGGTGTCGCTGTTGCGCCGGCCGAACCGGCACCTGTCGGGTTCGCTGCAGTGGATGGCGACGATGGCGAGCTTCTTCGTCGCCGGGAACGCCTACTGGATCAAGGTCCGCGACGCGCAGGGGCGTGTGGTGGAGCTGTGGTGGGCGCCGGACTGGACGATGACCCCCGTCGGCTCCGATGACGGCAGCGAGTTCCTCACCCACTACGAGTACCGGCCCGGCCCGCAGCGGGTGAACCTGCACCCGGACGATGTCGTGCACTTCCGCCACGGCCTCGACCCCCGCAACCCGCGCCTGGGCCTCTCCCCTCTCGCGTCGGTGCTGCGGGAGGTGTTCACCGACGACGAGGCCGCGAACTTCACCGCAGCGCTGCTGCGGAACATGGGCGTCCCGGGTCTCTTGGTCGCCCCGGAGCAGGGCGACTACTCGCCGTCCTCGGATGAGGTCGACGAGACCAAGACGTACATGCGTCAGATGTTCACCGGCGATCGCCGCGGCGAGCCGCTGGTGATGACCGGACCGACGAAGGTCACCCAGTTCGGGTTCTCCCCCGAGCAGCTGAACCTGAAGGAGCTGCGCCGCATCCCGGAGGAGCGTGTGACCGCGGTGCTCGGCGTGCCGGCGATCGTCGCCGGGTTGGGTGCGGGCCTGGACCGTTCGACGTTCTGCCTCCCCGCGGATTCGCGTGTGTGGACGCTCGCCGGGCCGAAGCCGATCGCCGATGTGCGCGAAGGGGAGACCGTCTGGTCGTTTGACGACGGCGACCTAGTGCCCCGCCGTGTCCGGTATGCGGGCTGCACCGGCGAGAAGCCGCTGGTGGAGTTGCGCACCAAGAACCGTTCGATCCGCGCGAGCGCGAACCACCCGGTGCTCGTGCGTGTCCCCGGGTCGATGACGACCGGCGCGAACCATGAGCGGGCGCCACGCTACGAGTGGCGCCCAGCCGGTGAGGTCGCGGTCGGCGAGTACGTCACCCAGGTGAAGTCGCTGCCGGATCTCGGCGGCACGACCCTCCCCGACGGGTCACCAGCGACCGTCGAGTTCCTCCAGTTCTGCGGCGCGGTGGTCGGCGACGGGACTGTGAGCCCCGGCGTGGGTGTGCGGATGGCGATGCCCCCAGAGGACCGATGCGTCGCGGCGTACCGCGGGATGGCGGAGAGCCTGTTCACCAAGCGCGGCGGCGGCGCGGTGGTCATGCAGGAACGGGAGCGCGACTTCGGGTTCTCATCCGCCGCGGCGTCCCGCATGCTCGGAGATCTCGGCTTCGCGTTGCGGGCCCGCACCAAGCGCGTCCCGGCATGGATCTGGGGGCTGTCGCGTGAACTGCGACTCGCGTTCCTCGCCGGCGTGGTGGACACCGACGGCCACATCGACAAGCGCGGCGCGTTGACGTTCTGGTTCGCCAGCGAGGCGCTGGTGCACGACCTGCGTGACCTGATGCAGTCGGTCGGAATCCCGACGTGCCGCGTCGCCCACAAGCGGATCAGCAAGGACCGCCTGCCGAACCCCGGACGCCAAGACTTCTACGACGCGTGGGGGTTCACGGCATCGTCCGCGGACCTGGTCGCGCAGATCCCGTTCGTCGACCCCATGTACCGCGAGCGGGTGGAGGAGAACGCGGGCCGGTTCAAGCGGGAGGGCTTCGACGCCCACAAGGCGGGCCTCTCGGATGACCTCGGTTTCTTCATGGTGAAGGAGATCCGCCAGCTGCCCGCCGAGCCGATCTACGACCTGGAAATCGAGGAGAGCCACTCGTTCATCGCTGACGGCCTGGTCGTGCACAACACGAACACGGGTGAGGCCAGGGAGATGGCGTACGAGTCGTGCATCATCCCCGCGCAGCGGCTCATCGGGGAGGAGCTGCGCCACCAGCTCGCACCGGACTTCGAGCCGGATGTGGAGCGCGTCGAGGTCGGCTTCGACCTGACGAAGGTGCGCGTCCTCGCAGAGGACGAGGAGCGGATGGCGCGCCGCTGGGATCTCATGGTGAAGGGCGGCTGGGTGACCGTCGGCGAGGGCCGGCGCGCTGTCGGCCTGCCGGTCGATGAGACCCACGACGTGTTCCTGCGCCCGCTGAACACGACCGAGCTGGCGGCCGACCCGGCGAAGCGGCCGCCGCCGGCGCCCGGCGACGAGCAGGTCCGCAAGCTGATGGCCGGCGTCCTCGCCTCGACACGCGAGCTTGACGACGCGCTCGCCGCCGGCACGTCTCGCAACGGCAACGGCCACGCGGCCGGATAAGGAGGGCTGCGATGGAACTCAAGAGCGGTGGCCGTGTCGAGGTCAAGGACGCCGAACAAGGCCTCGTGAGGGCCGTGTTCTCCACGTTCAACGTGGTCGACCTGCACGGCGATGTCACCGAGCCCGGGGCGTTCGAGGACGGCGCCGAGGTCGTCATCTCGGCGTGGAACCACGGATCGTGGGGCGACAAGCACACCGCGGGCAAGGGAACCATCCACACGTCGGACACCGAGGCGTGGCTTGAAGGCCGCTACGACCTCGCCACGGAGCAGGGGCGCAAGGAGTTCGAGCATGTGAGATCTCTCGGCTCCAGCGCCGAGTGGTCGTACGGCTTCGACGTGAACGAAGCCGAGGAGGGCGAGCGTGACGGCAAGCGCGTGCGGGTGCTGCGCAAGCTGCACGTCATCGAGGTCTCACCGGTTCTGCGGGGGGCGGGGATCGACACCCGCACCCTCGCGGTGAAGGCCACCGGCGGCGCCGTGTGCGCCGACGAGGTGGCCGCAGCGGTCGTCGCCGAGATGGCGAAGGCCGCCGAGCAGGACGCCGCCCAGCGGCGCGAACAGCAGAAGGCGCAGCGCGACCGCGAGATCCTGCGGGTCGTCGCCGCCTGCCATGGCATCGACACCACAGGAGGAGACCGATGACGGTCATCACGCGGGAACTCACCGAGAAGCGCAACGAGCTCGACGCGAAGCGCGCGAAGCTCGCCGAAGTGTTCAAAGAAGCCGGCTCGGACCTCGACATGAGCCTCGTGAAGGCCATCGACGGGGACTCGGCCGCGAAGGTCGAGTGGATCCGCAAGTCGCATGAGGAGATCAACGACCTCGGCGCCGAAGTGGAGAAGCTCGCCTCGGTCGCCGCGGCCGCGAAGGCCGCCCAGGTGCCCGCCGGTGAGGCCGGCCAGGGCCCCGGCATCGTCCACCCGACGATCGGCCAGCAGCCCAAGGGTGCCCCGGCGCAGACCAAGACGCTCGGTGAGCTGTTCATCGAGTCCCCCGCGGTGAAGGTGTCTGGCGGCCAGGGCCCGATGGCGACCCTCGATGTGGAGGTGAAGACCCTCTTCGCGACGTCCGCCGGCTGGGCGCCGGAGACGACCCGCACCGGGATGATGGTGCCGTTCGCGACCCGACCGATCCAGGTCACCGACACGATCCCCTCCACCACCACCGGTCAGGCCGCGGTGAAGTACATGGAGGAGACCACCTTCACGAACGCCGCGGTGGAGACCGACGAGGCCGGCACTTACCAGGAGTCGGCGCTCGCTCTCACCGAGCGGACCAGCCCCGTCGAGAAGATCGCGACGTGGCTGCCGGTCACCGACGAGCAGCTCGAAGACGTCTCACAGGTGTCGGGCTACATCGACAACCGCCTCAGCTTCATGCTCCGCCAGCGCCTCGACGCGCAGATCCTCGTCGGCGACGGGACCGCCCCGAACCTGTCGGGGATCCTCGACCGGGTCGGTCTGCAGACGCAGGCGAAGGGCGCCGACCCGACCCCGGATGCGGTCTACAAGGCGATGATGCTGGTGCGTGTCACCGGCCGGGCGATCCCGAACGTCGTGTACGCCCACCCGACCGACTGGCAGGACGTGCGCCTGCTGCGGACCACGGACGGCATCTACATCTGGGGTTCGCCGGCCGACCCGGGCCCTGACCGGATCTGGGGTCTGCCGGTCGTCCTGACCGACGCGATCACCCTGAACACGATGCTGGTCGGTGACACGACCTTCGCGGAGCTCGCGTACCGGCGTGGCATCGACATTCAGGTGTCGAACTCCCACTCGGACTTCTTCATCAACGGCAAGCAGGCGATCCGCGCGGACGTGCGTGTCGCCCTGCAGGTCTACCGTCCCTCGGCGTTCGCCCAGGTCACCGGTGTGTGACCGGGCTGACGCCTGACATCGACGTGACGTGGGGGCCGCCGTGTGCGGCCCCTCGTCGTTGAGGAGGAGAACACCATCATGGGAATCATCCAGGGCGGCACGATCATCCCCGGAGGGAGGCGTGTGCGCAGCTGCGCGCTCGGCGCCCCCGCGGTCGGATCGACCACAGCGGTGCATGCCGCGGTCACCGACACCGGCTCGCAGCAGGTCATCACCACCGGGATCACGAACCCTGCGGTGCCGCGGAACATCACCGCGACCGCCGGCGGCACCGCCGGCGACATCAAGGCGATCCAGGTGACCGTCGCCGGCACCGACATCGAGGGCAACCCGATCACCGAGACCCTCCCGGCGTTCACGGTGGACACCCCCGGCACGGTGATCGGCAGTAAGGCGTTCGCGACGGTCACTTCGATCACGATCCCCGCGCATGACGGCACCGGGGCGACCACCGCGATCGGCACGGGCGCGAAGCTCGGCCTGCCGGTGCGCCTGTCACGGAACACGGTGCTCGCCGCGTTCCTCAACGGGGTCCGGGAGGGCACCGCGCCGACGGTCGCCTTCAGCGGCACGGCGGTCGACTCGAACACGGTGCAGCTGTCGAGCGCCCTGAACGGCTCGGCGGTGATCGTCGACCTCTACGAGACCGACTGATGGGCGTCGCCATCAACACCGCCCCCTCCGGCGGCGAGTACGTCACTGCCGCCGAGCGGCTGTATCTCACCGGCGACGGTGAGCGCCTGGTCGGCCACGGAGACCCCGCGGCCCGGTCGCTGTTCTGCACGCCCGGCAAGCGCGTCCCGCTCGACCAGGCGCGGCGGTTCGGCCTGATCCCGGGGCCGGAGCTGGCGGAGGACCGCCAGGGCCCGGAGGCGGAGCTCGCTGTCGAGCCGCCGGCCGAGAAGAAGCCGGCCACCCGGACGCGACGCAAGTAGCCGCCGATGGCCGCCGGGGATCTCTGCACCGTCGAACAGGTCGCCTCGTGGCGCCGGGATGTGACCGGCGGCGCACGAGACGCGCTGATCGCGCGCGCCATCACCGCGGCCTCTGCGGTCATCGCCCGCCACACCGGCCGCCATTTCGCGATCGACCTCGCACCGAGTGCCCGACGCTACGCCGTGGCGGGCCCCGACGTGCCGATCGGGGACCTGTCGGCAGCACCGACCCTGGTGCGTCTCGTGGCCGACGTCGGCGACCTGGTGGGTGACGTGACCAACGATGTGGTCGCCCTGCCGTTGAACCGCGACGGCACACCGGTCACCGGCCTGCGTGTCCCCGGCTACGGCGGACCGCGTGACGGGTCCCGGCTGCTGGAGGTCACAGGGATCTGGGGGTGGCCGTCGGTGCCCGCTGACGTGCAGGAGGCATGCGTCGATGTCGTCTGCAGCTGGCTCGACATCGGCGCGGGCTTGAGCGATGCGTCGGGGGAGCGGTTCGAGCCGGGCCTGCCCGTCGGCCGGGCGTTGACGCTGCGGGCGAAGGAACTGCTGCGCCCCTACCGGCGCCGGATGGGGCTCACCTGATGGGCACCAACGCGACCGCCGGCGCGTCCCGCACGCTGGTGCGGATCCAGGTGCGTGACGAGGCCGCCAAAGCCGGGCTGCGTGCCGCCCGCAAGGAGCTCAATGAGGACACCAAGGAGGTGATGCTGGAGCTCGCGACCCGGCGGGTCGTGCCGCGCGCACGCCGCTCAGCTCCGAGCATCGTCGCCGGCAGCATCATCGCCCGGGCCACCGCCCGCTCGGTCTACCTCACCACGAAATCGCGTGGCATGAACCGGCGCATCTTCGGTCTGTTGGAGTTCGGCGGCCCGGTCCGCGGGGTGATCACCCACGGTCCCGGCCACCAGGCGATCCACTTCACCACCGGC